TTTGGTCGTAACAGACCCGCATATTTCTTAGATCAGGATAAACTGACACCCGTAGAGGAACTAATTGAATGAGATGTATTGCGTGTGACGTAGAGCTAACAGACTACGAAGCTACAAGGCGGTTTGCTGTTAGCCAAGAGTTTATAGACTTGTGCAACCGTTGCGCTGCTGTTAGTCTTAATGACAGTGATGTAGTTGATCGCGCTGATCTACGTACACTCGCAGACCTAGAGGAGATGATATACCATGAGCAAGATTGGGAGCTGGATATTAGAACAGGAACTGTTGACGGAGACTTACCAGAAGTTTAACCACGACAGTGAACGTAACGAACTGAATGAGACTTACCATGAATACCTGTTACTTGGATATAGAAACTACTACGGATCACTTAACGATCTGGTGTGCAGTTACGAAGGTGAAGAACGATATACAAGTGCATACAACACCGGACTCATTGAGGAGTGTCTTGAATGAAGCAGATAAAGTCATCGGACACAACCTCATCGGGTTTGATTGTCGTGTTCTCGATAGTGTTTGGGACATACATATTGCTAGGTCTTCTGTTGTGGACACTCTCTACCTGTCCAGACTCTACAACCCCAGTCAAGACGGAGGGCATTCACTTCGGAACTGGGGAACGATACTGGGAGGGACCGGTAAGCTAGACTTCACTGACTACGACGGTGGACTCTGCGACGAGATGATCGAGTATTGTATTGCTGATGTTGAGCTGACTGAACAGGTTCATAAATGGTTAGAGCTACAGCTACGCAATGAGAACTTCTCTCAGCAGTCTATTGATCTTGAACACAGTGTAGGCTGGGCCGTGACTGAGCAAGAACGGAACGGGTTCAAGCTAGATACGGAGTACGCTGATAAGCTGATGATGGATCTTATGTTTGAGATGAACAACATCGAAGCAGAACTGCAAAGTATCTTCCCACCTATTGTTGAGGAACGCACCTCTGAGAAGACAGGTAAGCGTCTGAAAGATAAGGTTACTATCTTCAACCCCGGATCACGTAAGCAGATAGCAAAGCGACTGCAAGGTCTTGGTGTTACGTTTAAAAAGAAGACAGAGAAAGGTAACATCATCGTTGATGAGAAGGTACTTGACGGTATAGATCTACCCGAAGCCAAAGCTGTTGCACGTTACATGATGTTGCAGAAGCGAGTAGCGCAGATAGATTCATGGCTCAAGGCTGTCAAGGATGACGGCAGGGTACATGGAAGGGTCATCACTAACGGTGCTGTGACAGGACGTATGACACACCTCAGTCCTAACATGGCACAAGTACCAGCCGTGTCTGCACCGTTCGGTACTGAGTGCCGTAGTTGCTGGACCGTGGATGAAGGGAACAGTTTAGTTGGCATTGACGCCAGCGGTTTAGAGCTACGTATGTTAGCTCACTACATGGATGACGAAGACTATACTAATGAAATCCTCAATGGCGATATACATACGGCTAATCAACGAGCAGCTGGACTTGAGACGCGGCCTCTTGCAAAGACATTCATTTATGCGTTTCTGTATGGAGCCGGAGATGCTAAGATCGGAGCTATCGTTGGAGGAAATAGCTACACTGGAAGAAGACTTAAAGAAACATTTCTATCTAACACGCCGTCTCTTGAAAGAGTTAGAGGAGATACACATATCGAGGCTCAGTCAGGCGTACTTGCTGGACTTGACGGACGAAAGCTCAGAGTAAGATCAGAACACGCTGCATTGAATACGTTATTACAAGGTGCCGGGGCTATCGTTATGAAGCAAGCTTTGATACACTTGTCAGATAGACTGAAGAACATACCACATAGATTTGTTGCCAACGTACACGACGAGTGGCAGATAGAGACAACAACGCACTACGCAGATACAGTTGGACGTATCGGTGTACGTGCTATCAGAATCGCCGGTGAGACATTAAACCTACGGTGTCCCTTAGACGGCGAATATAGAGTAGGTAACAACTGGGCAGAAACCCACTAGGAGAAACATTATGTCTGCAAACAAACTACCACCCATCACTGTACGTGGAACTGTTTACTGGTGTGAGCGTAACAAGCTCAACAAGTTTAGTAACAAGTATCAAGTGCAGCTTGGCAACCTTAGCGATAAAGCTATTGAAGCCATTGAAGAAATGGGTATTGCACCTAGCAACAAAGGTGACGACCGTGGCTTCTTTATCACCATGAAGTCTAACAACCCTATGCGCTTGACTGACGCTGACGGTGTTGAGATACCTGAAGATGTACTTATCTCTAACGGATCAGAAGCAATAGCTGTTGTTGGTTACTACGATTGGTCTGTTGGTACTGGTCGGTCGCCTTCCATGATTAAGATGAAGGTTACAAACCTGATTGAGTACAGCGATAACTCTCTGTCCGAAGCGGAAGCGTTGTGATCCTAATCGACGGTGACATCGTAGCTTATCGTTGTGCTTTCAAGTGCAATGATGAGTCAGCTAAGACTGCCTGTTATACTACGGGCAGTTTCTTATCTGATCTGGTCAGTGATCTGTACGTTAAGATAGATGGCGAACCAGAATACCGTGTCTACCTGACAGGTAAGGGTAACTTCCGAAACGACGTAGCCGTCACCGCGCCTTACAAGGGCAACCGTAAGGACAAAGAAAAGCCTGTACACTTGCAAGCAATACGTAAGTACCTGATCGAAGAATGGAATGCTGTTGTGTCAGAGAACGAGGAAGCTGATGACTTGATTGCTATCGACGCTACCCCTGACAGCATCATTGTCAGTCTTGATAAGGACTTCCAACAAGTACCGTGCAAGCACTACAACTTCAACAAACGTACGCTATCTTCTGTTAACGAGAAAGAAGGGATGCTGTTCTTCTACCGTCAAATCATCATGGGTGACAAAGCTGATAACATTGTCGGCGTGTATGGTATCGGTGATAAGAAGTCTCAGAAACTCCTTGAAGGCTTGTCAGAGATAGAGATGTTTAACAAATGTGTTGAGTTGTTAGAGTCTGAGGAGCGTGTCATCGAGAACGCTAGGCTGCTCTGGCTACGTCGTGAACCTAATCAAACATGGGAAAGACCAAGTGAAGAGAACGAGACGTAACATACCCAAGGGCTATGACAGTTGGTTCGAGTACGATCTTCATAGTAAGTTTAAACGGTGTGAGTACCATGTTAACAAGCTAACGTACACTCAGGTTAAGACGTATGAGCCTGACTTTGTATATTACAGTGGTGATTACACTATATATATTGAAGCTAAAGGGAGGTTTCGTGATAGAGCGGAAGCGAAGAAGTATGTCGATGTTAGCCGATGCCTTGGCGAGAAGGAGGAGCTGGTCTTTGTCTTCCAAAACCCAAGAACAGCCATGCCCGGAGCAAGACGTAGAGCTGACGGGACAAGATACACAATGCAAGAATGGGCAGACAAGCAGGGATTTGCATGGTACACCGCAGAAACCTGTCCTGTCGGATGGAGTAAAAAGCAATGACTAGACACTTAGTAATACCTGATACTCAAGTAAAGCCGGGAGGTAGTGTTGAACACATGTACTGGGCCGGTCAATACGCAGCCGATACTAAGCCTGACGTCATCATACATCTGGGGGATCACTGGGACATGGCAAGTCTCAGTAGCTATGACGTAGGTAAGAAGTCCTTTGAGGGACGGCGGTACACTCGTGACATAAGGGCAGGTCTAAACGCTATGGAGCATTTCCTAGCACCTATCAAGGAGGAGAAGAAGCGTCTTCGTAGTAACAAGAAGAAGACATGGAACCCTCGAATGGTATTCTTGTTAGGCAACCACGAGCATCGTATTGAACGGGCTGTTGAGTCAGACCCTAAACTAGAAGGGCTAATGAGCTATGATGACTTCAAACTGGAGAAAGCTGGATGGGAGGTTGTGCCTTTCCTACAACCAATCGTCGTTGATGGTATCGCCTACTGTCACTACTTCACCAGCGGTGTCATGGGAAGACCCGTCACGTGTGCAAAACTCATGTTGCAAAAGAAGTTCATGTCGTGCATTATGGGACATGTCCAAGACCGTGACATAGCATACGCTCGTAAGGCAGACGGTACTAACATCACTGGATTGTTTGCTGGTATCTTCTACAGCCACGATGAAGAGTATCTAAACCCTCAAACAAACGGAAGCTGGTCAGGTATTTGGATGCTCAACGAAGTTAACAACGG